AACGCGGTGGATCCCAGCTAGCCCCTAGTTAGGAGGCTTAACGGGTATGACTAAGAGTCAATCCAACGACGTTGCCCTAAGGCTCCGTGCGATAGGATTACAACCTACCGTAGTTCAGACCTTATTATCCGATGTTGACCGACTCCTGACGCATAACGGACCTGAGTGGACCGTGAAGCGGTTGAAGGAGTTTAAGGTCGATTTCGTCAGACTTCTTGGAGGACAGGAACCTGTTGGAGTTTATGCCAAGAGGACCATCCGCATCGAAGGGACGTTACATCGCGTTCCTAAAGGTGTGTTTGGATACCTTTTCAGAATTGGTATAGAGGCCTATGTGAACCATCGGTCTCGAGTGCTTCATCAGGTGTGGAATGCGTTAATCACGTACACCCGGTTTGTTTCACCGGAGGTTACGTGGCAACAGTGGAAGAAATTTTCAACCGCTGTGCGCAAGCCACCACCATCTGAGTCCGAACTCCAGAGAGCTCGTACGTACGTTACACTCGGGGTGAAATCTCTACCTCATCCTCCAGCGTACGTTGGGGAACCCAAGCCCTTGATTACCTACCAGCCACGAGAGGGTAAGCGGCGTCCGCTCGGTCGAGAGACCGTGCCGGAAAGCCGGGGTGGAATAGTGCTCGAGCTGGATGCGATTTCGAAAGAAGATCGCTATCTCCCGCTCCCGTTGTTTACAACGGAGCTTGCCTCTGTTTTCAAAGGCACTGACTATTACCGCCCTCAGGCGAGTTTCAAGGCGAGGACCCGTAGGACGAAGGAAGCTTTCCTTCGAGAGCGTCGCAGGAAAAACGACGCTCTAGCCGGTGTTATCGGCCTAATACAGGAACCTGGTTTCAAGTTACGCGCAGTAGCTAACCCTTATAGGGTCTACCAGCGAGCACTTGAGCCTCTTGGCTCGGCCCTTTTTAAGTGGCTCAGGTCGATTCCCGAGGATTGCTGCTTCCATCAGGATGATGGAACGTTCACAATCCAGGAGGTCATGACCAGAAATGAAGGAGTTGCATACCTCCATTCACTGGATCTGTCCAATGCGACAGATGTGTTTCCTCTAACCCTCATGATGGGGGTGTTCCGGCGATTGCGTGTCC